TGGTCAAATTCACACACACAATTGTCAAATTAACAGGATTTGATTTACACACCTGTAAAAAACCTCTTAAATTTATCTAAATAACTTATATCTTCATTTTCCTTTTTATTTCTCTTGATAGGCCTTCTAGGATATTTTGTCATTATATAAGAATTTCTATCTATGATATAATTTTCCATAGAGTTAATCAAAAATGACCTAAATTCATCATTCTTTTTAGCATTATCAATTACAGTTATGGATTCTAATCCCTTCAAAAAGTTATATAAATACAAATCATTCTCTAAATAACATTCGTCTTGCTTCTCATTCAATATGCCTATGTTTTGTTCTAATATGGATAAGAATGCTTTTAAACTCTTGGCACAACTTGAAGAAAGAAACAACTTACTTTCTAAAATATGGTTCATGTCTTCCCCAAGAATATATTTGATCTCATTGTAAATATTACTGGAGTATCCAAATACGTTAAAATTTACTTTTCCCAAATGAACATTTTCATTGAATTTTTCCAGGTCTTTAAATTTGTTTTCTAAAACATGGATGACATTTTCTCTATTCTTCCTCAACATTAGAGCATTGTAATCAAGTGTTGTCAAGGATAACTTAATCATAGAGAAGAAGTCCACTACTGGATTTTCTGACCATTCTTTTTTAGGATAATACTTTTTAAATTCTGTTTTCCAATTGATTATGTCATTTGGTTTACCCAACAAATAACATATATACTTCTTAAAATCTTCATCCAATTGAGTGTTTTTTAGATTAGATAACAATAAATGACATTTAGGAACATTATTGCATTCATTTAATATCTCCTCCATTTGAGCATTATTGAGGCTTGACAGATCATATTTGTCCATTAAAGCAGAAAATTTTGTCATTTCTTCTGCCTTTTCTGTAGATGTTTTGTTTTTTGATAAAAATGATAGAGTGCTCATCATTATGTCTTTATTCATCTCAACATATCTGCCGTTTATCTTTTTGTAAGCCTGCTCGTAAGATAATATACTCTTATAATCATTATGGTCAATGTTCAGGATCACAATATTCAGTTTATCCAAGGTTTGATTTATGGGCTTGTCGAAATCACCAAAAACATATAAAATATTTAAACCCTCAATGTCTTTCTTTCTGTTTATAGGCTTTCTGTAACCAATTTTGCAATAATTGGTTTTCATATAAAAATCCACTTCCAACAATGTATTAGTTTCTAAAATGGTAATCTCACCGGGATAAAATATATAAGGAAGATTACTAATTTTAAAATTTTGGACAGATATCAAATTGACTTTTATTAATTCCTGTTGAGTGTCTTGATACTTTAAGTTGGACTTTCTGAGATTAAAGTGGGTGTAATTCAATCCTTCAATATCTTCCTCATATTCTGGATCATAAACTAATGACATAAATTCTTCAAAACTATCATCATCTTCATCAGGTCTCTCTACTTTGTGTAGGAGAAAAGGGTTTTTTGAATCTACCATTATTAAATCACATTCACCGTCTGACATCTCCTTCATTTGTTTTATAAAATGTTTTGTATTATCACTTATCTTGGTGTCTACAATGTCAAATTTAGTGTGATTAGTTTGGTTTCTTGCTAACAAATTTACATTGAAAAGCCAGTTGTCTGGTATCTTAGATTGTAATTGATAATCCCTAAACTGCCTGTTGATAGATTCATTAGATTGATCAGAAAATCCATTCCCATATATTCTTAAAAATGAAGAAATGAATTCTTTAACAATGTACCTAGTTTCTTTAGTGACCAAGAGCTTATTTAAAATAGGATCATATTGTTTTGGTTTTATCAATGATTTTTCATCTCCGTCTGTGGGTATTTGAATTTCAGACTTGAATAATGAGAGTGATTCATCATTTAAAAAGATTGCATCAATTATATTAAACATATAAAGGGAGCTCAAATTTTTCATGTTATCCTCATAAGCATTGTTCAAAGATCTTCTAAAAAGCAGTCTCAGATTCATTCTATTATAACCATATTTGTTCAATTTTATTATTTTATTTATTGGATTGTTCATGATATTCAAAGTATTTGTTATTTCTGAAAAGCAGTAATCAAAAACATAATCCAAAGTCTCTAACAATGTGAATAAAGAATTTTTGTAATAATTTATCAAACTGTCATCAAACATATAATCAAATGGCACCAAGGCATCAATTTCTTTTTCCTTTGCCATTTTTATACTGAAGGCTATTGATTCCCTCCCCCATTTTTTTAGAAAATTTGCAAGGACGCTCTCATTGTAATAACTTTCCACAAGGCCTTGAAAATCATAGCAGAATTCTTCACTTTTGCCTTGCATGTATATATCATAAGATTTTGTGACATAAATCTCTCTAATCTCGGGAGGAAGACTTCCTGGTGCAACATCCATTTTCCTCAATAAATTGTCCAACAATTTATTTGATTTCAGATTGTAGCCTTTGCTTTTCAATGAAAATTCATTTACTGCTTTCATGAAACTTTCTTTTATCATTTCTCTGATTTCAGGCTCCTCTTCTGATTTTTGATAAAAATCCAGAAAATCTTCCACTTCTGTTTCATCTTCCAATTTTGTCATGAAAGAATCAGTTAACTTTTTTATTTCTAAAGTTTCTATATTGTTGATATAATCTTTAGGATCTATTTTATTTTCATAGATACCCAAATCTACCAAACAATCTAGTATTATGGACCATTGTTTCTGGGGCATTTTTCCTTCTATTGTTACAAATTCTCTTATTTCATCAGAATAATCAAAAAAATCCAAGGGTCCATAAATTCTGATATTCTTCCTCTCTTGATTCCAGATTTCCAAATAAGTAGATCTAGGTAGCTTATTTCTTTCTATTACATTGTTGGATTGGAAAACTGAATCGAAAAATAACTTGTGGTTAACAACATTGGTCTCGAAATTTTTGTGGAGATTTTTTTCCTTTGATAAAGCATAAACATTTTTATCATGAAAAATGCCAAAACTCAACCTAGACCCACTGGAAGACAAAACCATATTTTTCCCAAACTTAAACCTCCTGAAAACCTCATTTAAAACGCTAGTCTCTTCAATACTCATGGCAACATTAGGGCAGTCATAACAATACACATTTTGTATGTACTCTTTTTTGATTTCAAATTTAAACCTCCACTCATTGATTTTAAGCATAAATATACTTCCTCCTGTCCACCCTTCACCTACTTTTGCTTGAGGTTTGATCCAAGTATACAGAAAAGGGATACTGTCTATATCTTCCAATGTCAGTCTTTTATTTTGTATCATTTGACTTATTACATTTTGAGTCTTAGAAAAAAAGTTATATAGATAACCCAGCTTAGGCTCCTCTTTGAACCATTCTAAAGGGCTTATATCATTTTCACAGTAACTTATGTTTTTTGGTTTTAAGAAACTGGCAACTTCTTTGTCTAACTGAATTATGTGTGCAAATGTCTTGATTTTAGACATTGTTTTATATAATTTCTTATCAGAAAAACTTTTGGAACCACCTTCCATAACGTGAGGGTTGTAAACAACATTTTCTAAAACTGAATGGTACCTTTGATTCTCTAGAATCATGTCAACATAACCTTTCATATCATTTACAAGATTGTGACCTGTCTTGACTTGAGAGTAAATTTTGAATTCAACTAAATCTTTTTGTGTATATTTATTTATTAAAGAAAAGACATTTTCATCGTCTAAATCACTGTAAATTTCTTTTACTTTTTGAATAACATTTAAGGGGTCTTTATAAGGTAACAACATGTAAGACAAATTTTTATATTTCTCAAACATAATAATTTCATTATATCTGGAATCTAAATTTATTCCACTTTCATTGGCCCTGTAAACAAAAGTCACAGGTTTTGAGGTCAACTGCAGATTGACAAATCTTCTATTCGACAAATCCAAATTGTCAAACTTGTACATTAGATCTATTGGTTCCATGTACATTTTTGACATAAAAGCCGACCATTTTTTGCAAAATTTGTAGTATAATCTGGACATTTCTATATCTTTCTGTTCCATGTTTTCTTTGATTAAAATTTCTTCACTTTTGATGTTGTAAACCTTATCTATTATCTTCAAGAACTTATTGTCAAGCTGCCCTAAAAAATTGTTGACTAAACCAACAATTTCCCTAGGTTTAATGAATTGATCAAATATTTTAATGCAGTTCTGGCTTATATTAAACATTGCTCTAGAGATCATCCTAGTCTTATCCTCGTACATCAGACTGGATGTGTAACTCGTTTCGTTATAAAGCTTGTTATACCTAATTAAGCTGTTAAGTATATGCTTATCGGACGACATGGACAGCATGTTTTCTATCTCTTTGTAACTATCTTCATTATACTCTCCTATTATTTTGTCTATTAGAGGCTGCAAAAAGTTCTTAAGGATATCTTTTTGCTTTCTCATGTCTTTCTTTAAAGGAATGAATGGGCTCAATGTCAACATGGGTATAGTTAAATCATCATTCACTGATCCTGATAAGCTTAGTATAAAAAGTTGGTTTATTATATTCGATTTGTCTTTGCAAAACAACCTGACCAAATCTCCTTTAGAACCTAGCGCCAAATCCCAAAAGGGATGACAGGAAGGAAATCCTCCTATCTGAGGAATAAGATTTATGTTTTTTGGGGCTTTGTAGAAGTCACATACAAAGCTACAATAAAGCCATTTTTTTAAATATGCCTCTTCAAAAGTAGCACCCATGCTCAACAATTGAATAGAATTTGAAATCCCTGACAACATGTCAGAACATAAACCTTTATCACTTGGTTCAAATTCAAGGTTGCTTATGAATTTACCTACCAAAGGAACCAACCTACTTCTTATATACAGTATGGACAAGAATTCAAAATAAATCCTAGATAAATTGCATTTCTTCAATGAAAAATTGTGATTACACAAAGCCAATATTATCTCATATAACTTAAAACCAAGAAGTAAAATTTCCCGGTTTGAAGCTTCTATTCTACCTGCACTGTCATCAGAATGAGCAATTATATCTGCCTTAAAATTAGGATCCAAGCCTCTGTTTTTTAAAATTATTGGGATTAGATAATTTGCATACATTATATTAGCGGCATGCATTAAACTACTTAAAAAATTGAAAATCCCCATGACAAAACTATAAGGCATCTCGAAAAATATCGAACCTAGATTTTCGTCATGGAAAAAATAAGGCTTATATATTTCATTCTTTTTATTGTTTATGAAAGTTTTGTAAGTTTTAACACTAGTATGTATAGTTTTTCTTTCATACATCGTAAAAAAAGCAAGAAAATATGTTATGAAACTTGAAGGCAAACAGGGAGCCATGCCTAGAATAAACATCAAATATTTGTTTGTGTTACTCTGTGGGGCCCACCTTTTGCAATCCAGGGTTGCAAATAACCAATCATTTTTGGGATCTTCTCTTCCTTCAAACAATTTTGAATGTATTTTAGAAAGTCTTTCATTGCTAGGAACTGAAATAAATTCATTATCGACCATCTTACATATTTCCCTTATAAAGTTTTCTATAGGTTGCTGCATAGTCTTTGTCTCCAAATCCATAACATATATTTCTCTACCTCCACCTCTCTGTTCTTTGTCAACAACATGAAACATCAGTGAAGGTGAATCTTTCATGGTTCTTATTTTTGTAAGGTAAGTTATGTTAAGGTTTTTATATTCTTTCAAATTTCTAAAATTGTCGTCAGACTCAATTAAACTTACGAATTTCGTTACATCATCCCCATCGAGCATTTTCAGGCATTCTTCTGTAACCACATAATGACCTTTTTGACCGAAGAAATTCTTACCTTTATATCTCATTCCAGAACTGTTCGCTACTTGTGCCCAAGGTTTGTTGAGCTCATTTTCCCACTTTAAAGATATTTCATTGGTTTTTCCATGATTTATAAAGTATTCAGCCAAATGTCTACCCACCATGTAAGAAACCTTAGCAGAATACATGAAATTATCTTTAAATATGCCAGGATACTGTCTGAAATCATTTTCTTGATGTTTTGAAAATTCATAATTCAATTGAAAATCTTTGTTTTGTTGATCCAATCTGGCATTAGGGTTGAAAAAATCCTCATGCTTGGACATTATACTCTCTAAATTTTTAGACTGATCTATATTCTGACTTGTAGGTGACTTAGTCATAAGAAAAGTGCTGTATATCAACATAGAGAGTGAAAAATCACCTGAAATCTGATCATCAACAAAAATATGTTTTATTTCATCTAATTTACCTTGTGATGCAACATCATAGTAACTTTTATAATTCTCAGATATACAAGACATTAATGCATATTGGAAAGGGTCCTTACATTTCAATGCTAAATCTGGTAATGTCTCAGAGAGGGCTGAACAAACACCCATGCAGTTTGCAAGACTATATCTCAAATTATGTAAAGTGGCTTCAGTTGTTCTACGTCCATGCAATGCAAGCAAAGTTGAAAAGAACATTGCATTATTACTAATTTTCCTACCGTCACAAAACAATCTATCTTTATACACCAGACAATAGTTCAACATTGCCATCTTCAATGAAAGTCCTCTTTGAATATGTTTTTCATGCAAGACCTGCCAAGGTGTCAGTATATAAAATTCACTGGAAATTGTTACTTTTGTCAAACTATGACAATCTCTACCTAGAGTCATTAAGTCCCAGAGCTTATCATTGAAAGGCAATAATAATCTATAATGTCTACTTGTCTTAGTTTGATATATTTTCTTACCTCCTCTAACCATTAATAAAATATTTTTAAAACCTAGATTATCCAACATTATTGAATTTCCATTATGTGATGTTTGGGACAAATAACTCAAACTGTAACACAGTCTTGATGCGAAATCACACGCATTGAAATAATTAGTTGATATTATCTCTTTTGAAAGATTTTTATACTTTGACAATGCCTCCCTATTCAAACTAGTAAAAAGATTTGCTTGGTTATCATCCAAATTGAAAATATCTTCCATGTTTCTAAAAGGGTACTGATCTGATTGTAAAAGAAAATTGTTTATTGTTTTCATGTAATTTACACTGTCTCCCATAATACCGTAATCTGCATCAAATATCTTGTCAGACTGTTTCTGTCCTCTAGTTTCCCAATTGAAATACTCAAATTCAAGACCGGCTTCCATTTCTTTCTTTGAAAATGTCACTGAATAGGTGCCTGATTCTTCCATCTTGTTTGTTTTATTCCTAATGTCATATATCCTCTGATTCTCCATTCTCATCTCTTTTTTCTTCTCTTTCAATAACTGAAAAGTCCTTTCATTCTGATCATTCCTAAACCTGATTTTTAACTCTGATATTTCAGACTCTATAACTCTCTTTTTTTCATATTCTTTAGGGTCAACGAATTTCTTCATCGTCTTCTTCACTGATTTTTCACTCAATAATTTCAGAATACTTGATATCAATGGTGATGGCCTACTAAATTCATATTGTTTTTCAAAGACTGGAAATTCATTCACATCATGTGTACCCTGTTGTGCAGATTTAAAGTCGAAAACCGGGTAGACAAAAGCTGGAGACACCCAACTGATTTTTCCTTTTGTATTATTTAGCCTTTTAAGCTCACTTTTAAAAGATTCTATCCCTTCTAATGCAGATGATTCTGAATTAACTTTGTCAGTAAGATAGACTCTACCACAATTCTCCATGATAGAAATCTGTTTCATAATGTCATCCTCTAAAGATTTTAAATCAGTGAATTGAGGAATAGTGCTCACTATCTCAGAAGTCAAATCTTCTTGATCGGTAAACAATATAGTCTGAACGTCTACGTAGAGCTTGTCTTCTATAGAAATGTTATTTTCAGTAACATCAACTAGAACTGTGCTGTCACGATAAGAGGGTTTGTATTGCTCAACTTTTTTTCTTCCTTGATTCTTTACAGAAATTGAAAGATGCTTCGTAATGGCAGAAAAATTATCCTTTTCAATAATATCTTTCCATTTTTTGATAGATGGACACTTCCCTTGTTCTATAAAAAACATGTTTCCTTTTGCAAAATGCAAAGAAACTTTTTTATTTTCTTCACCTCTAATATGAAAATCATTTAAAGATCTTAATAATAAAGGCTTTTCATTTGAGTATGTTTGAATGAAACCTTGTGGCACATTGATATACCTTTTTCTTATTGAGAAATCTATAGGAGCCATTTCCAAACCCAGATTTTGGCCACAGACTTCAGAAAATTTTTCATTGCAAATTTTTTGAACCCACGAAGGCATGTTGTCTTTTATAACCTTATCATCAAAATAAACTCCAGACTTATTCACCAGGTCACAAATCCCCAGATATTTATCCCAAAGTTCCTTGCTGATAATTCTGCTCAAATCATGTGAGCATATTTTAGTTGTTGTATCTAGCATTAACAATTCTGTTTCAACTTCGTAACCTAACTCTTCGAATCTTGACTTCATTTTACCATACTTATTGAGACTATCACCCCCTTTTTGAAATATAGTTTTATCTGCTGAGCTGCTTACACTGCATTCAATTATCTTGACTTGCATAGAATCTTTGTTTATAATACAAATGTCAGGCGTCTTATCTATCCCGTATTCACTCAAGTCAGCATCAGTTTTAAGCTTTGATGGAATGGATTTTCCCATGAGATACAATGCTGAAAGAAAGTCGTGTCTAAGATGGAATAATATTTCAGAAAGATTTTTAAGGTATGTAAAGCACCTATTATCAGTCACTAAATCACCTTCATTTTTCATTACGTTAATTAATACTAACATAACATTCAAGAAATTACTGATGTCATTTTTTTCAAAAGTTTTTTGACTTAACCAAATTCTTTTAGCTAAGCACAATGCCCTCTTCAATGCTGTTAAACTATCAACACCTTCATCGTAAATTCTATAATTCAATATTTCGAACATTCCTTCATATTCGCCTATTCTTCTTTCTAGCCATAGAGTCTCTCCTATGTCTCTTATAAATTTTTTTGAGTTATCATACATTATCTCCTTTATTTCCTTCTTCTTTATTGTTTTAAGAAACTGATCTCGCTCCATCCTTGTTTTTTCTGATTTAGTTTTAGGTTTTGCCTGACTAGAGTGTGAAGTAAGGCTTTTGGTTTTGACTTTTGTTGTCTGGGGCTCTTGATTTAAAGAATTGTTATTTGTTTTAGGTTTTGCCTGACTAGAGTGTGAAGTAAGGCTTTTGGTTTTGACTTTTGTTGTCTGGGGCTCTTGATTTAAAGAATTGTTATTTGTT